ATGTTTGAAATAGAGAAAAGAGCAGTAATAGCTGAAACAGAACTTGAAGCGGTTTATATTAAGCAAGTAACTGGCAAACAAGACACGGGAAAGATTAGGTCTATCATAGAATCCTTCAATGAGTTGAGATGGGAGATGAATAGATATAGGGCAATGTACCTAAATGAGTTTGATATGAGGTTGTTTGATAAGGAAAGATACGAGAAAAGAATAACGGAATTAGAACGTAACATTAATATTGAAACACTATGACACGGATACCATTAACCGAACCTGAACCACCAATATCATTCAGAGTGAATGCTATCTATTGCGGAAGCGATTACCCTAATTTGACACAAGGTCAACAATATAAACTATCTTTGACCTATGACTATGAATCTACATGGGTAGTAACAACCAATAGAGATGATGAAGAATTGACCATATCAGGGTTGTATGACCTATGTACTAACTTCACTCAAATATGTAAACTATGAAACGCTATCAATTTGAAGAACTAATCGCATCTCTATCCATCATCATTGCATTGCTCTGTTATGAGTTTGAACTGTGGTGGTTATTCTATGTGTTTTTAACAAAGAGTATTTTTGACTTTTACTGCGCTATTAAAGCAGCGTATTATGAAGCTATAAAAGAAATAAAACAATAACATGAACGAACAAAACCAAAGAACAATAGACCAAGCAGAATCAATCTTAAAGGAGATGAGAATAGGGATTAGTAAGTACACAATTAAGAAAGGTGAGATAGAAGTGAATATAACCATCACATCAAATCACTACATTGAAACTGGCAAGGTCATCAAGGAACTAATCAAAGCGGTGAATGACCAAGCAAAGCAGACTAAGAAGTATTTTGAATTGTATGGGCAGAGTATAGCGGATAAGCATTAGTAAAATAAAATGACTAATTTTGCCTTATGTTTATAAAACTAATTATTCAGGCTTCAATAAGTAAAGGCATAGAAGGTGAGATAGATTCAATTTTAAACGAAACGCAAGAAGAAACCTTTGAAACAGAATGTATGATAAATTCTGATGACATTAGTCATTGTATAAGCAGCAACGATGGAACTACAACTATTTACTTCAAGTCACAAGAAGATAGCATGGTAACATTGACACCATTATCAGAGATTGAAGATGCGCTTAATAGAGGTGGCAATTAATACAATTAACGATGACAAGTCAATTAAAGACTATTGCACTAATTTGTGCCATTTCGGTGACGACGTATATCAAGAGATGCAACTGGCATTGTGCGAACTTCCCGAAACTAAACTTGAACAAATTATTGAAGGTGGATGGTTAAAGTTTTGGGCAATCAGAGTTTGCACCAATATGTCAAGGCAGCATCAATTAAGCAGACAGTTAAGACACCACAAAGAAAACGGTAACGTACGGATTGAAGATGATGCAAGAGGATGTTACGAGATTGAATTACAAATTGATGCAATCATCAAATTAGAGCAAATTGAAAGTTACTTATTAAAGATACATTGGTATGAATCATCTTTGTTCAAGTTGTATTTAGAAAAAGGTTCATTCAGAGCAGTTCAAGATGATACTGGTATTAATTTTCAATCGGTACGGTGGACTGTTAACAAAGTTTACGAAGGTTTAAACAAATTATTTGATGAAAATATTAATCGTACATAGTGGGTTATCGGGTGTAGATTATCATAGGTTGATAGTTCCATTCCAAGCAATGGGAAAGGAATACCCATACATTGAGTTCTTCCAAATTAATCACCTTGAAGAACACGAAGGCAAACCTGCACCAAGCGTTAAGGATATTATAGATTGGGGTATTGAGATTTGTATATTTTCAAGAAACATATCCTATAAGTTTGACCCTGCACCAATATTTGCGAAACTAAAGGCAGCAAAAGTTAAGATAGTAATGGACATTGATGACTATTGGTATTTGCCAAAGAATCACGTTATGTCAACAATCTACAAGAATGCAAATCTATCCAAGTGTATAGAAGACCAAATCAGAATGTGCGATGCCGTTATCTGTACCCATAGAGTATTAGCCAACGAGATAGCAAAATTCAGACTATCAAAAACAATCTACATTGCACCAAACGCAATCGACCCAACCCAACCGCAATTCAACTTAGAGGGATTGGAATACGACTATGAGCATTTGTATTGGCAAGGTTCACCAACACACTTACACGACCTTGAATTAATGGTAGGTGCATTTGATGGGTTAATAGATTACAAATTAACATTAGGTGGGTATATTGAAGAAGAACCAATATGGAAGAAGTATCTTGAACTATTCGCCAAGAATAACATTGACTTTGAACCTGCGGTATTTGTAGGACAATATGCACGAAACTACATGAATAAAGGTATCTGTTTAATTCCGTTGAAGGACAACAAATTCAACCGCATGAAATCAGAACTAAAGGCTATTGAAGCAGGGTGGTTTCAAAAGCCAGTCATTGCATCGTACACACACCCATACACAAGAATGATAACCAATGATGTTGATGGACTATTCATTCACAAACCACACGAATGGAAACCGAAGATAAAAGGTTTACTATCTAATCACCAATGGCAGGATGATTTAAGAATGAAACTGCACGAAACCGTACACAAGCGTTACCTAATTGAACGAGCAAATCAACAACGATTAAACTTACTATATGACCTTAAGCGATAGAATGACCGAAATCATCACGCAGTTCTTAAAATCAGGAGAATTGCGATGGACTTTAGATGAAGCTAAAGAGTTCAAAAAATTGTACCAAGAAACATTCCGCAGCAATGTTGATTTAAGTTGCGGATTATGTACGGGAAGTTGTATTAAAAAAGTAGCGAGATATGCAAACATTCAAGCATAGCGGTAACACGGGTGATATACTCTATTCACTCTATTCAATCACACAAGACTGCATCTATTACATTCACCTTGACCAACCTGCTGACTATGGTGGTAGGGTTCATCCATTAGGCAACGTAATGATGAATAGAAAGATGTTTGACATGATAGTGCCGTTGCTTCTGCACAATCCGTATATCAAAGAAGTCAAAGAATATAAAGGCGAAGAGATTGATTATGACCTTGACAAATTTAGAACCGCACCGATTGATTTGGGAAGGGGAGATATTAAACATTGGTACTATCTATTATATCCCGAACTTACACCGCACATACCATTGAACCCATTACGAGGAATAAATGCTTTTAACTTTGGTTCACCTTACATAGCAGTTAATCGCACATTCCGTTATCGCAATCCTGATTTACGCTACAAGTGTCTAAACGATTACGACATACCAATTCTCTTCATGGGATTACAAGATGAATTTGATGACTTTAAATTAAGAGTACCTAAAGCTATTCACACACCAGTCACAGACTTTTTACAAGCAGCAGAAATCATTAGGGGTGCATCGTTATTCATCGGCAACCAATCCATGATGTTTGCAATTAGCGAACTTTTACAAGTGCCAAGAATCTTAGAGGTGTATAAACACGCACCGAATGTTATACCTTCTGGCGGTCAATTCTATGAAGTCATTAACGAAACAAATCTTAAGAAGGCAATAGACCTGATAAACATTTAACCAATCAACTATATTTTAAACACATGGCAGAAACAAGTAAATCAAGACCAAGAAGAGAACAAGAAGGCTTCTTTGTTAAATACGTTCAAGAACCTATCATTGATATTGGAGTAGGAAGAATAGATACTTATGATGGTGCTGACCCATTAACACCAGATTGTGACACATGGGATAAAGATGATGGCAATGCTGAATTAATGAAATCAGTAAAGGACAACACATACATGACCGTTTACAATAGTCATTTGATTGAACACCTTAATGACCCAATCACGGCAATTCAGAATTGGTATAGGATTTGTAAACCAAATGGACACATCATCATTGCTGCACCTGACAGAGATAGTTATGAAAGAAAGAAAACGCTACCAAGTCAATGGAATGCAGACCATAAGTATTTCCTGACCTTAAACAATAACGAACCACCCTGCACATTCTCGTTATTAGGAATGATTGCGTATGCACTTGACAAGCATGAATACAGAATCAAATATGCTCAAACAATTAACACCTGCACCAACATGGACAAAATAAATGAGCATGGAAATGGTGAATATCAAATTGAAGTTGTAATACAGAAGTTATGAAAAGAGGAAGACCAAGAAACTTTGAAACACCTGATGAAATGTTAGAAGCGTTTGAAGAATACAAAAACTATACAAAACGCAATCCAAGATACAGATACCAATTATCACAACGCACGGGAGAGATGGTAGAAGAACCACTTGAAGTACCTTTGACAATAGAGGGATTTAGCGTTTATTGTTATGATAAGTGGGGTTCAATTCATCAGTATTTTAAAAATTTAAACAACGCATACGATGAATTTTTACCTATCTGTACGCGTATAAAGGAAGAAATCAGACAAGACCAAATCACGGGCGGTATGGTTGGGCAGTACAATGCAAGTATAACACAACGGTTGAACGGATTAGTTGACAAGCAAGAAGTAAGTGTATCAGAGCAACCGCTTTTTTCAGATGATAAAGAATAAATGTTTAAATACACCACCGCAATACGAAAGCTAAGAAAGTTAACGAAACGGGTTAAGATTATTCGTGGTGGAACAAGTGCAGGTAAGACATTCGGAATCATTCCGATTTTAATTGATTACGCAGCACGACACCCTAACACAGAAATAAGTATTGTATCAGAATCAATACCACATCTTAGAAGGGGTGCGATTAAAGACTTCTTAAAAATCATGCAATGGACTGGCAGGTTTAATCCTGACCATTGGAACAAGTCACTATTAACCTACTACTTCACAAATCGGTCATATATTGAGTTCTTTAGTGCCGACCAAGAGCAGAAACTAAGAGGTGCAAGAAGGAATATACTATACATCAACGAATGTAATAACGTTAACTTTGAATCCTATCATCAGTTAGCTATTAGAACAAACGGTGATATTTGGTTGGATTATAACCCAGTTAGTGCGTTTTGGGTAGATGCGGAATTGATAGGTGATGAGGATAGCGAATTGGTTGTGTTGACCTATAAAGATAATGAAGCACTTGACCAATCTATTGTCAAAGAAATAGAAAAGGCAAGAGAGAAGGCAGACACTTCCGACTATTGGGCTAATTGGTGGAAAGTATACGGATTAGGAGAAGTCGGACAAGTGCAAGGTACAATCTTCACTAACTGGCAGCAAATTGACAACTTGCCAAGTGATGCGACATTAAAGGGCATCGGTATTGACTTTGGGTATAGCAACGACCCTACTGCTATTATAGCTACTTATTACCACAACGGGGTGTACATCTTCCATGAAGTAGAATACAAAACAGAGATGCTCAATAGTGATGTGGCACAATCTGTTAAACCATTAAACACCCATTGCATTTGTGATAGTTCTGAACCGAAGAGTATAGCCGAATTAAAACGATTGGGGGTTAGAGCAATGCCATGCGACAAAGGTAAGGATAGTGTGAATTTCGGTATTCAGTCAATACAACAGATGGATAAATTCTACATCACATCAAGTAGCACCAACTTAATCAAAGAGGTCAGGGGTTATGTATGGATGGAAGGCAAGACAAAACCGATTGAACACAACAACCACTCTATTGATGCAATGAGATACATATACACTCACTTAACAAATAAACGTTCAGGACATTATGACATACGATGATATTACATTAGGGCAATGGCTACAAATGGAAGAAGCAGCCAAAGAATATGACAATGACTACTATCAAG